GTTCCAGTTCTCAATCCTTCGCCTTGTAAGGAGTAGAAAATTTCGCTAATTGGTAGGTTCATAGATAATGTTTGAGGATTCTGTTTCTGCTAATTCAAGTCTTGAAATTGGCAATCCAGTTTCTTCGATTTGATGATATAGATGTTTTGCCATGTTCTCTGCTGATGTCTCAAATGGAAGTGGATGGAATGGTTCATCTGCATCATACAAAACACTTGCCAATGGATCGCTAATATAAAGCAATAAGAAGTGATCATATAATTTCAGAACATTCTCACATTTCTTGTCAATTTCTTGAAATAAAATTGAGACATCTTTCTTCCACTTTGGAAACTCCAGATGAACTTTCACATGATATGTGTGACCATGTAATCTTCCACACTTTTCTCCAGCACATTTGTTTCTGTGAGCTGCGTAGAAATGATATTTTTTTATGATCTTCAAATCCAGTTGTTCTTTTTAGCTTCATAGAAGCCATTTACACGAAGTTCTGTTGCTGGGTTGTCTATTACACCCATTCCCCATTCATTCTTCTTTAAATTGCCGTTATAGTCAGTCAGAGTGTCATTGATGATGACATCTACACAATCAAGATTTGCTGCCATTTTCCATGTCTCTGCTTTTGTTAGATACATTAATGGAGTGTGGATCCGTATATCACCAGCTCCTAATCCTAAAGATAATGTCAATTGCAAAGCATCCATTGTTGATCTTCTGCAATCTGGATAACCTGAAAAATCTGTTTGACATACACCAGTGATCAGATCAGTCACTCCATGATCAGTTCCAAATGCAGATGCGATTGATATGAATAATATATTTCTTCCAGCAGTGAATGATGATGGCAAATCTTTATTTAATTTGCTGGGTTCATTGTGATCTGTGTGTTCTGTCAAACTACTTTTTCCAACTAATCCCTCAACATTAAAAATATGATACTTTACATTAACCGCATCTGCAATCTTCTGTGCTTGTTTTAATTCTTGTTTGTGTTGTTGTCCATAATCGAATCCGACTGCTATCACTTCATCAAATTTTTTCAACGCCCAGTATAAACATGTGGTTGAATCTTGTCCACCACTCAGTAGAATAATTGCTTTTTTCATAGGTTTGTTTCTGCGTATTTTTGGTACTTGATCCATTCATTGAAATTATGTTTTGCTGCCTCTCTGCCTTTCAATCTTTTATTTTCTGGTTTTATCTGGTTCATGTTTACACCATCAAATTGATAAAGGTATCCACCACGATTTCCATACAGCCATGAAGTTGAATCAACGGAATAAAATTTATACTTTTTCATGCCACTCATATTTGTATATCCAAGGCCATGCACTTTGCATTTGTTATTGTATGCTATTTTTAACAGTTGTGTGAAAATACCATGTTCCTTTCTTTTAATCTCTTTTGTCACAATCCCTCCAATTGCAACATAATTGTATTTTTTTGTCATTTGATGCCAGTATTCAAGTCCTCTGGATCTGTGCCATACTGGAATACATTTTTTGTTTGTTAATTTTTCAAGTTTTTCTCTCAATCTTTCTACTTCTTTCAATCCTACTATTGGATCAATATCCAATTCAAAAAACAGATTAACATTGTATGTGTTTATGAACTTGGCATATTTCTCAGTGTATTCATCCCAGTTGCATTTTTCTGTATTTCCGTTCAGAAATGTAAACGCTCCACTATCAAGTAAGAAATCTGTGAAGTGAGTAAACATCTTTTTCATGTACTCTGTTTGTTCTCTCAAATAATAAAACGATTCAAGAATATAAGGTTTGTTCTTTTCAATTGTTTCATTGTGATCACCTGACCACTTGTGCCCATCATTACTTCCAGCAATGTATAATTTCATATGTTCTTTTAATAGATGAGGACGAGAATAAATTCCAGCAAGATGAACATTCATTTCATCAACAACTCATATATGACATCCTCATCACTGCCATCTATTTGATCCAATTTGTTGCGTATTATTTCATATTTTTTTTGATCATATTGCAATTGAATCTTATATGTTTCTGCATCATCTGTTTGTTCTGGATCTGAAAAGAAATCATCAAGATCAATTTCATTTTCAGGTTGCCAGACATCCAGTCCCCAGTCCACAAGTGGATGTACGTCCCACTCATTTGCCAATATATTCCAATCCCATTCTCCAAATCCTACATTGTCTTTGATGATAAACTCTGTCTTTCTTTCCTCGTTCCAGTTTGTACATCTAATCACTGGCAGATCTTTCAATCCAGCTTCAATACATGCTTTCAATCTCATGTTTCCACCCAGAACAACATTGTTTTCATCTATAACAAGAGGACGAACATGAAGCATCTCTGGAAAGTTCTTGATGCTTTCAACAAGTCTTTCAAACTTATCTTCTTTGATGATTCTTGGATTGTTTTCATTTGGTACAATCTCTGATATTTTTATCGTTTCAATTTTCACAGCTGTTTTCATAAAGTTTTTCAATTTGTTCCATAAATGATTTCACACATGAGCTACAATTTGAAAATTTTCTTTTCTTGTTTGTGCTTCTGATCCAGATGTCTATTGCCAGACGTTGTTCTGTGGCTGTAACTTTTCCACCTCGCTTCCATGTGGTTAAATGTTTGGAATAAAGCTCACGATCTTCCACACTCATATGTGCTCCATATGGAAAGAGTTTGTTTAATTTCTCTTTTCTCTCATCACATCCACAATCTTCTCCAAATACTGATTCCACTGCTGACTTCAGGCCAAGAAATTCTGTGACCTTTTCAATCGTGTCACCAAGTCCTTTGCTTGGCTTGTTTTTTGAGCTCATTTTTTGTGCGTTTTATTGCTTTGAATAATGTTGTGCGACTGATTCCAGTATCTTGTGCCATCGTTCTCAGTGAGTGATTGTGCTCATAGTATATTTCTGTCACTGTCTTGTCAAAATATGGGAGATCTGAAAGAGTTGAGTTGATGAAATCAATCTTTTCTTCATCTTGGATCTTCTTTTCCATGTCAGAATCAAACCACAGAAGAATATCATCCTTTGCAAGTCTATGCCTCTCAGCTGGTTTTCTGTAAGTGTAGTGAAAAGGTGACGTACTGGAGTTGTATTGATTCATCATCATCCTTGCCATCCAATATCTGAGCTGTTTTTTTTTGATTAATTCCTCAATCTTGCTCTGATCACTTTCCAAGATACTCAAAACAACAATATGACAGAGTTCTTCACAGTCAATCACACTCTGTTTCGCAATAGTACACGCCATTTTTTTGATGGCATCATAATTCTTTGAAATGTAGTCTTTTACCACAACTTCAAATATAAGCACATAAGTTTTGTTTCCTAATACTTTTCAAGCATTGATTTTGCTCTCGCTTCAAATGAGCTCGTTAGATCGCGTATCTCTTGAATTGTGTACTTGTGTATCACATTGGACATTTGAACGACTGTATCGGCTTTATTTGACCCATAGACCTCATCCATCTTCTTTCCGAACTGATACGAATGGCCTCCATTACTCATGTTGCATTGTTTACACTGGGCAGATGCATTGATCAATCCGTTCTCAGGTTCATACAACCATCTCACAGAATGTTTTGCTCTCGTTTGAAAGTGACCGCAATCAACTTCGTTCCACATCTTGCGCTTGTCACAAGTGAAACAATTAATCATTCCAAATTCATCTGCACATGACAATCTCACAAATCTGCTGAATGCTTTATCACATGCTTTTTTGGCTTTGCTTCTCTCGCTCATTTGTATATGAAATCTGTGATCATAATTGTACATTCTTCTCCAGCTGAAAGAGCATCAGATATGTATTTGTATATCCTGAAATAAGCCTGAGTGCTTTTTCCAACAAATCCATTTTCTCTGATGTTGTTATTCTCTTGCGTGTCTCCAAGCAGTAAACATCCAGACGTGTCTTCATCTGTATTGCCACAATGTATTAAAATATATTTGAAATTTGGCACATCTTGAATCTCAATCATTCCCACATGTAGCTCTGGAAATCTAAAAGCATATTTGTCATTTAATCTTCCAACCTTTCGGAATCCCAGATCGTAGATCCCAACTGGAATGCAAGTCTCTCCATTTACTTTTACTTTTCTGGGTTCATCTTCCAGAGTGTAGCACAGAAATTTCGGTTCATTTGTTATGTCAAACAGAATCCCATTCGTTGAATCTGAGCTGTTATTGAATCTTAGTAATTTGAGTTCCATCATTTGAATTTTGAGTATATGAGAACGATATCAACATCACACTGATCATTGACACAGCTTGAATTTGAGACAATTCCATCGCCTTCCATTTCATAATCTTCATATGAGTCATCTCCACCCCAGCACAAATTTGTTTTACATATTGGACATATCATTCTTGTTTGTTTTGTTAAAATTATACATTTCTAAAATATAATCCTCATCATAAGATTCATTTCCTTCGGCGAATCTTAAACGAGTTGCTTCATCTTCTTGTGGCAATAGATTAATCCTTGCCCACTCATGTAGTTCATTGTTTGTCATGATTTCATTCTGTTGTATGTGGATGATGTATGTGATCCCATCTCCCTTTGTGATTTGTATCTGGTTCTGGAAGTTTGAGATCTTTCACTATCTGCTTCATTATGATTCTCTGATCATCTGACAGTGGTTCTGGTTCGATTTTCTTTGTCTCCTGATAGTTGTTCTCCATCATGATTGATCTTTCATCTTCATACTTCAAAAATGCCTCTCGTAATTCTGGCAGTTTGAGACGTTCAAACATATTGCCGAAATATCCAGCTTTGAATCTGTCCATCACCACTTTCCATTCCTCTAATTTATACGCTGGAAATTCATTCAATAAAACTGAAACAGCATGTTGAATCTCGTCTTGTGTTCTGAGAGTTTTATTCATCTCAAGATAGTCCAGCATGTCTTTTGTAATGGCATATAAGGCCGCAAAAGTTGTGATCTCATCGTATTTCATTGCTGTCCTCACATTCGTTCCCTGATGCCACGCATCAACTGGTTTAAGAGTTGCGAGTTTGTTCAAGATGATTAAGCAGCTTGTCTTTGTCGAATTTTTGTGGAGCTGTATTGTTTTTTCCTTTGTTGTTAATTGGAAAGATCCCTTGATATCCATTTGCTATTGAGTTTTGTATCATTTTAATTGCTGTACTCTCATCATCATTGCTTTCATCTTGCAATTTTTTGAGAGCCGTTTGTTCACCTACCTGAGTATACTTTTTGATCTTTCTATTTTTGCGATCTTCTTTCCACATATTCCAGAGATTTAAAAACTCATCACTATCATAAGGATATACTATCTGTGTTTCTATCTTGTCTCTATCTTTTGTCTCTATCTGGTATTGGTGACGTGGTTTCGCCACATCCATTTTGCGTTTCTTCACTTTGCATTTCGTGGTTTCACCAGATGCATTCTGTACTTTCTCAAATTGATAAAATTTCTGTACTACTTCAGAGACAGTGTACCACTTTGTTCGATCCCATCCAGCTCTGTTGTGAATAGCAGATATGACAGCTCCCTTCTTTTCCAAGCTCATCAAAATTCTTCTGATCTGATCCTTTGACCAGAAAGGAAAGATCTCACTGTAAGCTCTCGCACTGTTCCATGTCCAAGTATGTCCATCAATTAGATTGACATTATTGAGCTTATTTCTGAACACCCAAAACGCAAGGTGGTGAAGCATCACTGCCTCATCTACACCATACGTTTGAGCAGCTTCAGAGCTGAAACAAAGATCTCTGTTCAACTTACCTGATCCTTATGATATAATACCTCAGACATAAGTTCCTGAGCTGTTGTATCACATTGTCTCAGGATAGTATCTGAGTGCCTCAGCACTGGCATCGGGTTTTTATTCACCCAGTTGTTCACTGTGTTCGTTGAAACGTTCAGCGAGTTTGCCATGTTTGATTGAGATCCATACATCTTCACGATATATGACTTGAATCCGTTTGTGTTCTTTTTCATTAGTTTAAATTATCGCGTTCAAGTAATAAAATTCGTGCCAAGATAGCCATCTGTTCCAGATATTCATCATAGGTTTCAGCTTTACATTCTCCAATGATCATCACAGCTGTTTTGATGGCCCATGAATTTTCAATGTTTTTCTTCACCTCATCGTTTTTCGGTGCCCCATTTGATGTTCCATTGAATGCAGATGGATCATTCTTTGTGACCTTCAATACATCACCAAAATTTGTGGATCTTGTTACCTCATAGAACACCGTATCACCAAGTGCGTATGGTGGTTCAGCTGTCTTGGCATTACATTGTCCAACTTGCTCATCTTCAAACTGGATCTCGAAAGAGTACATTGTATCACCTCGCTTTGTTTCCCACGTTCCATTGCTTTGCAATGCTGTTATTTTTGAATTTTTCATTTTAGTTTATTTATTTTCTTTGATTGTGAATCCAGAATCATCGTGTCTGGATTTGAAATTGATTTTTTGTGTTTTACTCTTGGATAAAACTGAACCACGTACATGCGTCCAATAGTATTCATTGTCCTGATCTGAAGATCTTTCACAATAAAACTGTTTTGGATCATATCCTCCACATGCTATGAGCACGATCGCATGATATCTGCAATGTTTCTCACTGTTATAATCACCCCAATATGTAATCTCTGAAATATCATCAAATTTCTCTCTGTTATGTTTGAAATAAATGAAGGAGGGAGTATATCCCCATCCAACATATTGTCCATTCACAAGAGCTGTGATTGACTTGTTGTATTTGTGAGCAAGATCATACGCTGAAATCGTGTCAGTTGTTAGAACGTTTCCAAATACATCCAGAGACTGTCCTGAATTTACAACTTCACCAGTTAGGGCTGAAATATGATCACTCATTTCAGTATGTATTGATTGAGTAATTTCTTCAGCATCTCTGTTTTGCATTCGATGTCAAACAAAGTGGATTCAATCATGACCATTGGGTTGTCATATGGCATCCCTTTTGTCTCTCTTTCATATCCGATTGCATTCAAACGTGCTTGACATTCCATCCACTCAGCCTCATGTAAAGCCAGAAGGCCATCTTTTAAGCTGTCTTTATCAATTTGCCTTGTATTGCTATCACTTTTGTTCATCATGCTCTGTATTGCGCTCTAAATTGCTTTGAGCTGGTTCAACGTGCCAGTTAATGAGATACTGGATGAATTGTTGTGCGCTGTATTTCCTTGATTCTTCAAACGCTCCATCCGTTCTGATGCCTTCAATGTAGTCCTGAAGATAGAATGCAGCTGTTTCTGTGTTGATCTCTTTACTCATGATTCCTCAGTTGAAAATTCACAGTGCTCTAAGCAGTCAGGACATATTCCCATTTCTGTTTCTGTCGTTTCTGCTCCGCAACAATCGCTGTATGGATTATTCATGATCGAAAAGATTGAGAGCTGTATCTGGAGAGATTGTTTTCATATTACCTTCTTTCTTCAAACACCATTTGTGTCCAGAGTGCCAAGCAGTCAGAAGTTCCTCAGTTTCATCAAATGTCACTCCATACAATCTACATGTCTCATATGTGATTTCCAGACTGTCGATCAGATCCAGAACCACAGCACTTTGATTTGCCTCTGTTGTTGCCATGTCTGAAACTGTTTTGAATAGCAGACATGATCCATTCAACATACTGATCATCATCTTCCATCTGGTGTTCTTTCTTTTGAATTTCTTATCATCTCCCAGCTTTACAATGTTGGTAGTAAGAATTGATTCTGTTGCCTTAGAAAGTAATGAAACTTTCTCGTGTATTTCTGTGTTAAAATTTGTCATCTGTTTAGCTTATTTAATTTTGAGAGCTTTCTGCAAAGCTGCTCCGATTATTCCAAGAGATGTTGAGAGTTCAATCATCACTTCATTGATTTCTTGTGCTGTCTTGATTTGTGACTCTTTCTGATTGTCCTGAGCTCTGTTTGTGAGAGCTGTTGCGATCTCTGAGATCTTGCCAGTTTCATTCGTCATCTGGCTCAAAATTTCAGCCATAGTTACAACAGTTTTTTGGAGCTGTTTTGCCTCACTTTTCTTGATTCCCATGTTTTATGTTTTAGGGGTTTATATTAAAAATTCTTGTTTGTCCAGTCTTCATATTCCTTCTGCCTCTGAGTGTTCCTGATCGCTTGCCTGATTGCTTCGATTTCTTCAGTGTATCTGATCATCCTTTCCTCATTCGCTTCAATCCACATTTTTGTGTTGGAATCCTTGATACATTCTTTCTTTGCATCATCCAGTCTCTTGCCATTGTATTCAATAGAGTATTCTGTTTGATCCAGTAATCTATTCAATACCTCAAGTGTTTTCCTTATGTCCATTTTATATCTGTTTAGATTGTAAAGGTACAAATAATTTCACAATAAATTCATGTCACTCAATAATTCTTCGCCCCAGATATACACCAACATATTCACAGTTTTTTCTGCATTGTCATATATTGTTACTTCTCCAAAATTATCTTTCTCATATTCCTGACATGTCTGGATCGCTTCCCATTCGCTGATGTTATGATCTTTCAGCCATTCAGCTGCTTGGAAATATCCAATGATGTAATAATCCTCATTGAACAGATGATGATGCAGTTCTGCCATCTCTCTGCCATCATATCTCTGGATCTCTTCAATCCTTTCAGTGATGTATTCACTGAGCTCTTTTTTTACTGAATTTTTCATAGTTCTTCTATTTTATTTTGCAACTCGTCTATTAAACTCAAAATATTATTAACTTTTTTGCTGTCTCCGAAGACAAGGACATCACTATAAACTTCATCCAACTTTTTTATTAATTTATTCATTTTGCTTGATCTTGTGCTATTAGATTGAGTGTGTCCATCACACCCTTGAAATATTGTTTTGCTTCGTTGAATTTAGCTTGAAAGTGTAGCATCGTTCCATTCTCATGTCCTTCATCAATACATTCATTCATACGATTGCGATAATATACCATTTCTGTTTCTGCTTCTATTTTCATAGCAACCATTTTGTTTTTGAGATCTTGATTCATTTTGATTTGATTTTTTAGTTCCACTTTGATCCCCAAACTGATTCACTTGTTCTGGTTATTAGATTGATCCCTCCATTGCTCCAGAGAATAGTTACGCTTTCGCCAATTGTGAGATCCTTGATACGTTCTATTGTAAAGTCTGCACTGAATACAGAGTCAGATGTGAGTCCAGCTTTTAGTGAGTCGTAGATGAATGTTGATGGATTTGTAGTTAAGTACATGTTTTCAGTGTTTATGTTTGCGTTATTCATGCCTCAAAGATACAACATACTTTGTATACTTTCACAATGATCCTGTACTTAATTAGTATTACCTTCGATTTTAATTGAAAAAAAGTGGAAAACTTACGCATTGTCTAAGTTTTTATCTTCAAACCACTTTTAAATTATTTCTTAATTTTGAATTTTGTATTGTTATGGATCTCCACTTCTATATCCTGAAGATCTCCATGTCTTAACATTTGCAATTTTTGGAGCTCAAAATATAAAGTTTCCATTTTATGGAGATCAGAATATAAAGTTTCCATTTCTTCGTTGGTGAGCTGAGCACCTTCAGCATTCACTTCATCATCAATCATTTGCTCAATGTTCATGATCTGGATTGCAATATTTTTCATTTTGATTTGATTTTGATGTTTAAAAAATGGGAGGATTTTCACCTCCCTGATTTATTATACTACTCTTTTGATTGTTTCAGTTACTCTCACAATAGTTGATTCCTCTCTTATCTCTTTCCAATACCTTACTTGTTCAGTTGATTTGTAAGATCCATTTGTTCCTATTTCATTTCTTGCAGTAACCGCTTGTTCTAAAGTTGTGAAATTTGAGTTTGAAAACGCAGATGGCATTACGACTCTGTACAATACTTTTACAGTTTCTTTTGTTGTTTGATGTGATACTAAATTTTTCATTTTGATTTGATTGATTGTAATAAATGTGTCGCTATCTTAAATCCACATCCAGAGTAATCAATAATTTCATTTGAAAGATCTGTTTGTATTTCAATATCACAGTCAAAAATGTGGATCCATCCAATTACTTCACTTCTAAAAATATGGGGCTTAGTCTGAAAATGTGTCATTTTGCTATTTGTTTCGTTATTCATACCGTAAAGATACAATATACTTTTAATAAAACAATACTTTTATTGTATGTTATTTAATATTCCTTTGATTTCTCAGTGTTTACTGGAGAATTTAGAGCAAAAAAAAACCCACATGAAGTGGATTGCTTTGATTCATACGTATATTTGAACAGATTTCAGCTGTCTCCATTCAGTTTGTCATCTGTTTAGCTGAGAGGTGCATCAATCTGGTGTGCCTCTCTTAGCTTTATACAGCGATTTTAAAGGGGCATCATGACATTGAATGCTGTATGTCCTCCGATTACAACACCACACGCTATTTGTTGGAATTTGAAGGCCTTTGCGTATGACATCGCCAGACTGTCACGATCAACTCCAGATCCTGATTGCATGGCAAAGATCCTTTTCTGTCCAGAAAACCATTGAACATAGCATTGTGTGTGTATATGACCTTGAACAGTGCTCATGAAGTCGGATTTTGCCTTAGTTGAGGCCGTTCCACCTTCTCCATGGACGTATTGTACACCATCATATACAATGCGCTCTGTCCAGTTCCAGTTTGTTCCAAGAACTTCATTGTATGATTTCATCCATTGACTTGGGATCCCAGCTTTAAACATCTTTCTGGCAATGATCCGATCATGATTGCCAACAATACAATCAGCCACTGGAAAAGCATCACGCCATTTGTGGATTTCTGCAATAGCATATTCAAGTTCATTCTTGCCTCCAGACAGATCTGGATTTGAATCATGAAAACTTGCGTACTGATTGTCCAGAAGATCACCGATGAAAAGCACTTGATTACAATTATTTTCCACATACGTTTTTTGGCAAAATTCTCTGTAACCTTTTTTGCAATAGGGTTCATGTACGTCTCCTATTATGAGAATGCGTCTCTCAGCCTTTACGAGCCTTCTGTATGCCTCTAATATGTTTCCGTTTAATCTTGGACGCATTCAGGAATGTAAGTGAATGTCACAGATGAAGTGAATCCATTGTGAAATGTCTGATTTGAAGTCCAGAAATCTTGCTCAGTTTTTCTCATAGAATGACAAACACAATGGAAGAACACCGACAAAGGCAAGTGCTACACCTTGCCATGTCAGATCGTTCTCAGTTATGTGAATACAAGCAGTGATGCAGATCAATCCTCCCAGAGATCTCTTTGCACTCCATCTTCTCAAATCTCCTTTTGTTTTAAAGATCTGAGAGAGATCGAAATTTGATAGCAATTTCAGAAGATGATCTCTCACTTCCTCTTTCTACGATCTCCAGTTATTGCTGTTATCAATACATCCAAATATCCAAAGATTTGGTTGTCCTTTGTTGTTGGTGTGAGATTCACAATGATCTTCAAAAATGCCAAAACGCCTATGAGCAAGACAGCCCAGTTTTCAATAATAAATTCCATAATATATTTTTTTAAATTATTTGATTCCTTTTTCTGCAAGCAAGATCTTAATTTCTTGCATTCCAATACAGAGTTCTTTCAATAGAGATTTCACTTCACCTTCTTGTTTCTCCAGTGAGAAAATTCGTGCTTTGATTTTGGTCACATCATTTGTCATCCTGATCCACGTTCCAAGTATTCCCACAAAACATGATGCTGCAACTGCTAAAATATCCATTTTTTATAATTGTTTTGTTCTGAAAGTTCCAGTAAACTTAACCAAATTGTTATCGCTTGTTTTTATTAATGGAATAATAATATCACCTTTCAAAAGTGATTGTGACAAAGTTCCAGAAAAACATTCATACACATTAGATGAAGTGGTGAAGGATTTAGTTACAATGTGTTTCATAGTTCCTTTACTTGATCCAGCACATAGTGGTCTAACATACCACAATGATAAATCAACATCTACACTAGCATTTGTTATCAAGTTTCCTTCAAATTCCACAAGAGATGGAGTCGCTGAAGTTGCATGATACACTGTCGCTGCAACAATTTCTGTCCAAGTAATATCAAAGTCTGCTGTGCTTGTTTGTTGAAAGTCAATTGACATTAAAGGATAAAAGCTGTGATGATACCCCATCCAATTAGTAGGGGATCCAGTTTTATTTTGTGTAAAACCTCGAATATTTGTGATACCTATTTCAGATCCTCCACCAACACCAGAAAGTAGATTTGCTTTTGTGATCTGCTTATTTGTTCCCTCTGGTGACATCGCTGTGTCAGCCACATCGACAATCATCACAAGATCCAGATCCGCTGCACTTGTCGCTGTTGCGAGTTGAGTTACTTTCTTTGTTGCCATGTTTCTTAATGTATTTTTTTAATCTTCTGATATTTGCTCTGGTTCTTTTATTGATCTTCATACTCTCGGCCCAGTGATCAATCTCAAAAGTGCTTCTGCTTCTGATTTGTTGTACGATCGTTCCACATTTAAACCCTGAGTATAATTTGCTGATGATGGAGAAACATCTGGATATGTGTTGCTTGTAAATTCTGGAAATAGAGATGAGTTTGCACATAGATAGTCAATCAGTCTTTCTTTGTACCATGATGCAATATCTCTGGCAGTTGAAATTAGTGGTTTAATGTCATCATATGATACTGATCCACCTTGTTCAGAGTTCATGGCAACAACAGCGTTATTCACGAATCTCACACGTAGCACTGGAATCACTTCCATAAAGCTAAATTGAACAAGACATGGTATCACATAATCATTTAGCAAAGTTGCATATTTTTGATTTGCAACGTCATCAATCGTTCCAGCTGAAATGAGTGCTTTTATTTTCACGTAAAGATCTGTTCCCATCACTGGCAAGATCCATTTCTCTTGAGCTTGTAAGATAGCTGGAAATAGAACATTTGGATCGACAGATCCACCAAGTGCTGTATCACGTTGAACACGTGAAGGTGATACTAATACGATTGTTGTACTTGCCATGATTAATTATCTTCTTTTGGTTTCTCGTAATTCACTGGAGTTTTGATGTTCTGTGCTGCTTTATTTGATGGCAGAAACCCTCTATTTCTCATGTCTCTTGGACGTTTGGCAACCTTTGAATCATTCTTCTTTATTCGGACTGGATCACGATCATCTGGATCCATCTCATTTATGATTGCTTGTCTTTGCTTTGCAGTGATTTTTTGATTGTCTTTCTGAAGCCACGTTGTTCTCATCCAATAATGGGCACAGCTGCCTCCGCCTTTGTAAAACCAGATCGAATATTTATTGGATCCATCTGGCCCCCATCCATCATTGACACCTTCTCCACCAGCTTTGATGATGTTTTCTCTGGTGTAATATCTTGCTGCTTCAACCATCTTTACGCAGAAAGATCTGCTCTTATATTCCATCTGATCATACTTCAATGGAGCATATTGATATCTTATTTTGAACAGCTCATTATCTTGAGAGTTGGATTTGTCTCCAGAAACAGAAATTGCTGAGGCAAGATTTACGCCATGAATCATTCCATCAAGTCGATCTTCATCATCATAATCTACCTTTCGAGAATCGATAAGTTCATATCCTTCTGGTTCGTCCTCTCCAAGCGAAATAAGAGCATCCAAGAGAGTTTCATCTGTCTCGTGTACATCTGTGCTCATTTCCTCTTTTGGAGCTTCTGCGACCTCTGTTGTGTCGTCATCAATATTTATGAAATTAGCTGGTTTTGAAGGCACAAAAAACAAATCCAGATTTATGCTGTTAGCTGTGAAAACTGGCGAAAGTCCTTTGAGCAAAATATCTTGAAATTCCTCAACCACAGTGTTATGGAAAAGTGAATATGAATCATTTAATTCATCAGCATTCGATCCCCAGTTTGAATTTCCAGAAACACCAAACAAAAGAGGTGATGTGATTCTGTGACCAGTGAGAACTTTGTTTGTGATTTCTCCTGATAAGTAAGTGTACATATCATCTGATCCATTGCTTGTAATCGGTTCAATCTTCGGTGCTGTCTCTGGGCCATCGTTAAATGTAATTAATAATTTTCCAGCGTTGTTGCTTCCAGAAAATTTCTCGTAAACTTTGCGCTCAATATCTGATCTCTCTTGATCTGTTGGGATCCCATTAGAAAAACTCAGCATCATGCTGGGCATTAGAGAATTTTTGATATTGTTGAGATGAAAAGATTGCACTTGGATGTCAAGCTCCACATATCCATTTGATCCCTGACTGTCTGGCAAACCATAGTAGTGAAAAGAAGGTGAATATCGTTTGATCTGAAGAACTGTTGAAGCAGATGTTCTGTCCTCAATTGAAAATGATTTGAGCACATTCGGTTTCACTCTGTCATTTGCTCTGTTCCATGAACTTTTGTAATACCATTCATGTATTTTTCCATCACTGTCAGCAATTCCAGCTCTCATTGTATGCACTGGCAAGTGTTTCATCTGAACAACTGATGTTCTCGCTTTGTTCCAGATTGTATTCACATAACATTGACCATACAACTTCAGATCCAGAGCAAGTTTCTTCAGCAGATCATCATCACTGGTATTCAAGAGTGTTTGAAGTCTCAACCACTGCTCTTTATTGGCTTCTGAATCATCTCTTTCAACCGCATCAAGACCCTTTCCGTAGATCATAGCTCCAACACCATTTACAATTGCAGAATGTATTGAAGATCCCAGATACAAACTCTCCAAATAGTCTCCATAGCAGTCATCAGATCCATATGAGATCCAATCCTTTCCTTGTACTTCTTCAAATTGTGGAACGTCATGCACTGGCATTCCCATCACTGAAAACTCACTTTTATTATTCTTCATATGCCTTGTATGTTACACGATCTTCGTATGATTCAAATCTATTATATCCATCTTCTCCAGCTGATCTTTCCAGATGAGCTAAATTTTTTCCGATCAGTGTTGTTTTCACTGTTTCTTCATATATGTTCATCTGATAAAACCCTTCCAGAAATTGTGGCTGTTTCAAATGTATAATTCCAAATGGCTTATCCTCAAGAGCAGTATCATTGACATTAATTTGACCTTTCAACCTTCGTCCATTCCAACCACCTTCAGAGATCGCTATGTTCAAAGTGAAATAAATTGAATTTTCTGTTGCTTCATCTGTCAAACGAATTTTGTAAACTGGAGAAGTTCCAACAGATTTGTAATCGCTAACATTCAGATACAAAGTATTTGTTCCTTGAGTGAGTTGTACCATTTTTTCAAATATAGTTAAAAAAAAAGGGATGGCGTATTGCCACCCCTCTTTCAGTTAGTTATGTTCAAATCCTATGCTGGATTCACTGGAGTTATTTTCTGAGGACTTCCAGCATCAACTGCATCAAATGGCCACTCAGCAGCGACCGCTGAAACAGATGGTGTTATCGTTGGCGGATATGTAGATTCTCCACAAGTTACTGTGAGAGTATATCCACTCAGATCTGCTCTAGCTTGACCAGTTACAAATGTTCCACCAGTGACAGTACATCCATTCTGAAGACCCAAACAATACACATCGTCATTCGCATCCAATACATAGCAGAAAGTTCTGGTCTGGATTAAATTTTGAAGTTCGTCAGATGTCGTTTGCTTTATGATATTCAAAGTTACCTCCAGAGCTGTATCATATGAAGCAGATCCAGCTGGTTCGTTTGTGACAGTAGTTACAAGCGAAGCTGTATTTGGTTGCACATCATATCTGTATGCTGTCTGATCTACTCCAACACCATCCAGAACACCTGAAGCAAATGTCATCAGAGAATATCCTTCAACTTGGAAATCACTAAAATATATTGCCTTGATTCCACCAACTGTGTCTTTGCAGTTGAGTCCAATCGCAGCTGTTAATTTACATGCCATATTTCGTATTTTTCAGTTGTTAATATTAAGGTGCTGTGTAGAATCCCCAAGTCACATCTGGAGTCACTCCAACTTGTACTCCAGCTGCATATCGCATGATGAAACGTACATTGTCAGATCCATCAATAGGACTCATGTCAATTGTTCTTACCTCAGTCATATTTGTTTGGATGTTAGATCCAAATACAAGATTGCTTTCGTATGTAGCAATGATCTGATTTTCTAACATTCCTGGACATGCATATATTGGATATCCGTAAATGTTAGCTGGTTTTTCGTTTGCTTGGTAGTCGTTTGCATATCCTTCCTTTCCAAGATGTTGTTGGTAGAAGAAAGCTGTCTTTGGTGATACATACAAAGCAAAGTCAGCTTTAGCAATTACAGCTGAATCTGTTGCATCAAGTACAGCTTCAATTTGTGCTACAATATTGGTTTTTGTGAAAGGAGTTGCTGTATTTACGTACACGTAATCATCAGCAGTAACCAAAATTCCAGTTGCAGCAGTACAGAATCCTTCAAATGATCCAGCAGTTGCAGCAGCTCCGCCCCAGATTGCCACCTCAGTTGCCTGAGCTACTAATCCAGCGATGTGTCCAATCACATAGTCAGTGAAAGCCACTGGCATATTTGAGTTGAGACTGTTTCCAGTTTCAGCTGCTAACCATGATTGACGCATTGTAGATTTGCACAGATCAATATTCACAGCGAGTTCCTTTGTCACAAGAATGTTCTCTGCAATAGTTACAGTTCCACCATCTGTGAAATCACATGTTGCATCAACAATGAGTGAAGCACCTTCGATTGAGTTTATTACAGCTTTGTAATATACATTGTCAATAGTTCTGATCCATCCATTTGCCAGAGTAGCACCACTTTTCAAGGCAGCACTCACGAATGGCAAAGCTAACTCTCCAGCGTATGTTGGAGTTGTTAATGCTGGGCCATCAAATTCATGCTTCTTTGCAATGCTTTTATCCTCTGCATTGAATGAGGTTTTTTTGATATACTTCATTTTAGTTTTTTGCGAAGTTTGAAATAATTGCATGTGCTCTGTCAGATATTTTCAATGATGAAAATGTCTCTTGATCCATGTCCTTGTTTTTGTTTTTAGCTGGTGAGTGATTCACACCTTGTGATGCTGGTTCATTTTCCATTGCTGAAAGACGTTCCATAACATGTTCAAATGCTGCATTGATTTCAGATGCTAACTCAGACATTTTCTCGTCTTCGTCTGTATCTTCATATGCCTCTACCTTATCACTTTTGAGATCGGCAACAGCATCTTCCAGATTCTGAATGCGTTTCTCCATTCCAGCCCAATCCTGAACATCAGCTTCATCTCCTTCAGCAAGCTCAACTTCCACTTCAACTTCTTCTTCAACTGCTGGTTCTTCTTCTCCTAATTGAGTAATTCGACCATCAAGTACAATAAGAACAGTTCCATCTTCCAGAGCATATGTGCCATCCTCAAGTACGTCTGCATTGCCTTCGTCAGACATCACAGAAATCTCAACTCCAACAGCCATAGATTCGGCCTCAGTGACTACGAGACGACCATCATCCAATCTTGCTTCTGCATAGAATTTGGTAAGGTTTGGGAGGTTTAAAAGTCCTCGAATTTTGTCTATTGTTTTGCTCATGATATTGCTTGTTCAAATGGATATATGTTTACTTCTATTCTGTCCCCTTTGCATGCTCTTCACAAGCCATATAAAGCACTGTATCATTCACAGTCATTTCATGTGATCCAATACAACTATTAAACAGCTCACCATATAGCTCTGCTTCCTCCTGAGAGCTCCAGAGAGGTTTCCCATCCAATGTCATCACTGCTTCCATTTCTTCCAATACAAGAGCTTTCAAGAGCTCCAGCGTTTCTTCATCCTTTGGACAGTTTGGACATGGTGATCTGTGTTCAATCTTTTGGGCCTTCACTAATTCATCAGTGAAATATCCTTCAATAGAAAAACCACGCACATCTTTTTTCAGGATAGCATTCCACATTTCTTCGTTGTTGATCTTCATTGCTAACATCCATGTTCCAACTGGCAATTTGTCAAAGCCATATAGTGATGCCTTATCACGTTTGGGATCTTCAATCAGCCACGACTCAACGACTGTCAGTCCATCTACATCATCAACATGTTCATATGTGTGTGAGTTCGTTCTTTCCTCTTTCATATACAGCTGTGATGCTTGCCTGACTGTCTCAACTGAAAAGAACACTTCATATTCTTCGTCTGCTTCTTCATTGTATCTTGGGATCATCTTCTCTGGAATGAGAGCTGGCCCAATCAACATGCGCTTAGCTTCGTCAATTTTTGCCATGACATATCTGTCACCTCTGTTGAAGAATACAAAATTTTCTTCTATTGCTGGAAAGCGAACCAAACTCACTGCTGTTATTCCAGTCAGTTCAAGATCTTCATCAATTAATAATTCTATTGTTTTCATAATGTTGCGTGGTGTAAAAGGTTTGCGTCCATTTCTTGTTGTGATGTCATGTCTTGTGCTACTACAAACGCTTTGATTGGTTTATCTGTAAGGGATTCAACACTTGCAGCAGATGTATCAGATGGAGCAAATGTGTCAGGGATCAATGCAGCTGTTTGATTTGGTGCGTCTGGAATAGATGTTGATCCTCCATCAAAACGAGTTTTGGCAATGGAAACAAGTGATGCTGCTCCAGTTAGTCCAGCAGTGATTGAACTTGGGATCCCAGCTGGAACACCAAGACCCACTGGCGGAGCTGATAACGCTGCTATAATAGCTGATGCTGTACTCATGACCACAGATGCCATCTGCATTTTCTTTCCTCTTTCAAATCTCTTCTTAGCTGTTTTCTCATCATCATCTTCACGTCCCTGATCCAGTGCTTTGAATAAAGAGAATGCAGCATTCGTCATTGCAAGAACTGAATCAATAGTATTCTTCCTTAATTCTTCCTTTGTTTTCTCTGCTTTTTCAACAACTTCTTTCTCCTTCACAGTATATTTTTCTGTGATCGCCAAGAGCTCTGCATCTTGTTTTTCCTTCAATGCTTTCTCAGTTTCAGCATTGCCCTTTGCCATCACATTGAGTGCCTCATATTTCAAAGCCACTGCATCAATCTCATTCTGTTCTTTGGATTGTGTTGCTGCTTTCAAAGTGGCAATCCTCAACAGCTCTGCATCATCTATTGCTTTCCCTTCAGCTGCCATCTGAGCTTTCAGCATAGCTTCCTCAACCACAAATTTCTTCTTGAGTTTTGCTGATTGAGTTCTCAAGTTTATTGCAGCAGCCTCAAGTTCTGCTTCCTTTTGAAAGTCTTCCTCAAGGCTCTCGGTGATAGCAATTGTTTCCTGATGTATCCTCAATGCTTCTTCCGCATTCGCTAATCGTTCAGCATGAAGTGATGCCTCTGTTTGTTGAGCAAGTTTATTTGCTGCCATTCGTTCTTCAAAGGATTTTGTGATGTCCTTTGAGATCACTTCTTGCTCTGCTATAATCGCAAGTTTTTTTGCTTCAGTTACAAGCAAATCCCTCTCTGCTTGTCTGAGCGCAATTGATGCTTTTGTCAGAGCTTGTGTTGAAAGAACTGCTGTCACTACCTTTTTCGCAAAGTCAGTTACTGCCTCTTTCGCAGCTTCAAATGCCTCAACAAATGGCTCTGCAACTACTTTTGCCGCTTCTGCTAATTCTTCTTTCGCTTCGCGTGTTTCCTTCTTAACAGCACGAAGTTTTGATTCCAATCCAGATGTGTCACCCATCCCTAGTGTGAAAAGTTTCTTTGCTGCTATTGCTGCTTTATACATTCCTTGCATAACCCCAAGAAGTACAAGTTTGACTGACTTCGTGTATAGTGACCAAAGATCTTTGAACCAATCAAGAACACCTTGTCCAGCTTCAAGCAATTTGTCAATCGCATCTTTTGGACTTGAGAATGCCCACACCAATGCTTCACCAATTCCTGAAACCACGTCACCAATAACACCGAACACAACTCCAAGAGAAGCAGAAGCGATTTCAAGCAGCTCTGCTCCTTTCTTTGTCTTGGTGAAGTACATCACAAGTGAGGCAACAATAACTACAAGAGCACCAATCCCAGTTGCCATCATAGCTCCTTTCACAGATCGCAATCCCATCACAAATGTCTTTGCTCCTTTCACTGCTCCTTTGAACGCTGTGACCATTCCTCCAGACATACGATCCAGACCGCCTGACATCTGATCTGAAGCAGCTCCAGTATCCTCAGCTGCTGTTGCTGCTCCCTCAAGTGATCCTTCTAAGCTGTCAGCAGCTTTCGAAGCACTATTGAGCTCTGTTGTGAGCTTTGTAACTCCTTCTGTTTTGAGTTTGACTGTGGCTGTTTTACTCATTGATTTTTGCTTTTATTCCCATCAATACCTTTCTGAAAAAACCCTTGAATCCAGTATCTTCATAAAAACCAAAATACCTGATTGTCTCCTTCGTGTATGTTCTATGATCAGAAAGAGTTCCAAGTTTAATGATCTTTGGAATAGTGTGAAACATATTCTTTGTGTAGTTCTTTCTCATGCTGCTTCAGTTACAAGTTTTGTGCTATTTTCTAAAATAAAGAAATCATTTGCCTCAGTTACAAGGCCGTTGTTTTCCATTACGGCTGTACCTCCAATATTCATATATGCTACATTCACATCCATTACCCATGACGTATGAATATCATCCTCCCCAGTGACAGAGAGATCCAGAACATTAAGAACAGAGGACGCAGTGATTGCCACTGTCGGAGCTGACAATCCAGCATCTCTTGAACTTTCATCTGTTGTGGATGCTACTATTGAAATTATCCCATCAAAGCTCTTAACAACTATTGACTGTGAAACAAAGTATGTGCCTCCAACAGATGCTGTTGCTGCTGCATATATAACTCCAAGAGCATTGATTTTAAAATGAGCAATTGAATTTTCTCTCATGACTAACTCACTGATGGAAGATCCTTCAATTCCAGCTGTGACAGCATCAGTGTTTTTTGTCACACATAACAGTTGAAATTCCATCACAGAGCTATTTCCAATATTGTTTGCATTGCGAGAATATGCAGCTGTGCCATTCATAGCTGTTGGCATTGAGAAATTTCTGGAACTTTGTCTGAATAGATGTGTGCCTTGTTGAGCTCCAATAGGAATCGGAGTATCTGGAAAGAAAGATCTGGAAGGGATCCCAGATACACTTGCTCCAGCACCTGAGAATCCTGATGTGTCATCATCAGTATCATCTCCAGCAGTTCCAGTTGGATCAACTGTTGGCCCATCTGTTTGCCAGTTCCACCAACATGCTGGTGTTCCATTATCAATATGAAATGTTAATCCTTCCGCCTCACAACATGATGGAACTGGATCTTGAGAAACACCATCGGAATCAACCCAATTTGTTGTTCCATTTATGTTTGATGATACATATGTCAAATCACAGTCATTAGTAGGATATAAAGTCACAGATCCAATGTCAATTAATTTCAATAGTTTGACAGCTGTTGATTTTGGATTTACTGGATTGTAACCTGAGATCTCAATTACTCTGTAATAAATTCCATCAATGAAGATACGATCATCAAATGTCAGCAGATTCATATCAGCTGGTGTGAGAGCAATCTGGCACGTCACAAGTCTTGCATCTGGAGAATATAGCTGTCCAAGATATTTGCTCCAATATGACTGAACCAGTCCTTGAGCATATTGCTGTCCAATCAATGGAGATGATGATGCTTGTTTTTGTGTTTGTCTCCAGAGTGTTGTTTGCGTTGTATCTGTTATTGGCAAACTATGAAAAGGAGTAATACAGCCGTATTCTGATACTGGTGTTATGTCTATATACAATGAGTAATTTGAAAGACTTAAACTCTGTTTTCCGTTGAAATATGCAATCTTAGGTTTGTGTGCCACTGGAACTTGTGCTCCATTGCTTTCTCCAAACAGTCTTGGATATATGAGTTCTGGATGTGTAGATCCATTCCAGTCAGCTGTTGGCAAAGTTTGAATAGCTAAATTTCCAAATACAGAACTATTTTTTACAGATCCAGTTGCATATGTGTCAGAGCTTGTAAAGGAATATTGACCCAGTGGATATCCATATTCTTGCACATGCCATTTGTTGGGCCAGTCAGCATCCTCTCCATCGTTGAATGTTATATTTTTCTTTCTAAGTTTTGTTGCTGGTTTTACAACAAACGGCTGTGAGCGATCCAATTTCTCAGTCCAATCAATCACATCACCTGAAGCAATATAGTCTGTTAATGGCTCTAGTATGAGCTCTTGTGGACTCGTAGATGGAAGAAGTGTGAGATTATAACGCTGAACCAGATCTTTGACAAATGAAGAACATGTAATATCAGGCAAGTTGTCAATTGTATCACACTCTGTATTTGATAAAGATGTTGATTCATATGAAAGCCATCTGAAAAACGTGGAAGCAGAACTTGATTTTATTTGAACACCTTCCAAATTCCCTGAAACAATCAATTGGATTTCAAATCCAGCTTGAACATTAATTGCCTCTTGCATTCCTGATGTCCATGGTGGATAAGAAGACAGATCAAAGCTGCTGGGTGGAACATATATTGAATGACTCCAAATGGTTGATGGGCCAGCGACAATTTCAAAAGTTATATATCTGTAATCAGTTACAAGTGTATTGTCAAATCTGATGCCCAGATCCAGAACAAGATTCATATCATTTGGGACAGTGAATACATGTGTTGTTTCATTCCAGTTATCATCTGGATCATAGAACAGAGCTCCAGCTGAAACATCAAATGGTATTGCAACTGATGTGTTTCCAGATGGAAATGGTGACATGTCACTGAGCAAACCAACTTTGAATCCATAGTGCGGAACTGTTTTCACTCCATTTGCTCCATTTGCTAAACTCATGTACAAATTTGTCCATACTGTCGTGCTCATGAATGCACTCTGAAGTGAGAATCCAAAGTATGAAAGGATCTTTCTGAAAAGATGATCAATACTCATCCATGGCAGCAGATGCATTGGTTGTATATAATTTGGCGCAAATACTCCAGCTCCAGATTCTGAATTTCCAAACAATCTTCCACCAGAGCTTAAAGCCTTATCTACAATTGGAATCCTTATAACTCCAGCACCAACATTTCCATCTGTTATGTCACCGTTTGGCTCCCATGATTCTTTCACGTTTGCCCCAGTCATTAGGAACTTATAATTGGGAGGATTTGAAAATATATCCTTCAGCTTTGTTTTTCCCATCTGAGTAAACAAATCCCCAGCCCCACCAGTGATTGCACATTGATATGTTTGTCCAGTTTTTGAAACACTGATCAATTGCAACACTCCTTCAATCAAAGAAACACCATCATTCAACAGAGTGCATTGAACTGGATTCTCTGGTGAGAAAATGTCATTGCTCCATGGCCCTTGTGAAAGGTCTATCATGAAATAATTCTCAAAGAAATCATTATTGATGTTAGAGAATGGCAGCAGAAACGTTCCTGAATATGGAGCTTCTCTGCTCATCAATTTCTCTGGATCAGCAAAGGAATATGTCAAAGGAATTGCAGCCTCTTCACTGAGCTCTAAAGTGTGCCAGTCATACAGATTAGATACTCTTGCTTGTAATTCAATCATGATACTCTTTCCTTAGCAAATTCGATATTGATATCATACTGGAACATCCTATTTTTCAGACTGGTTTTCTCAAGATAATTTGTGTCACTTATGACAATTGGAATGATATCACCTTTTGTGTTGATCATAACCACTTGTCTGGAGACAGTGAGTGACTCAATCAATACATCTCTGCTCTCATCATACCATCCAGTCTTTGCTTTGATTCCTCTCTTGGATGTCACATCTCTGAAAGTTGTTCCTCCATTTCTTCCATATGATGTCCAATCATCAGTAGCACTTGTGTCAATGTAGTTTCCTGATTTGCCAACATACTTATTTTTGCTGATCACTTTGGTTGTATTTGTTTGGGATCCCAATACATCTATGTAATCATATGTTCCAGCTCTGTTGAGAAATGCTATTGTGAATTGATCATACAAACATGGTTCAGGAACTAAAGTGTATCTGTATATCCCTGATAGCTGATTTTCAATTGATGCTGTACTTGTCTGGTTCGCAATAATATCGTAATGTGTCCAAGTGCCTTGAATAGCTGTTGCAAGTCCAGTGTTAGCTGTTTGTAGTTTAAAATTAATTGGGCCAGTTCCTACAAAATTAATCAGACCATCTGATCCAACAGATGAAGATGCCACGCCTCCAGCAGTTGAAATATTAATCACAAAAATTCCGACTTGTGTTGTTCCATTCATCACTCTGACTCTGTAAAAGTTTAGGTTTCTGTCCAGATCGAATCCAGTTGCTGTTCCAGTAGGTGTGGCAAGTGTTCTGAATGATTTCATTGTGACATTGTCTTTATACAATGGTGATGCTGCCATCGTTCCAGCTGGCCATGTATCTGTTCCATTCTGTGGGATCTCACTCAGCATTGGAGGTTTGAATGATAAAGAATTGGCTGTATAGCTTCCAATATCCAATCCATTTAATTTTGTTCCGTTCCAGTTGGAGAAGTCTGATGTCTGACCAGACCATCTGATTGCAAAGACTTTGTTTCCAATTGATACTGGTGTATATGATACTGATCCTCCCGATGTTGATGATTTAATGTATCCAACATCCACTGTGAACTTTCGTGCTGTAAATGCTCCCTTTGCACAAATCTCTGACAGATCTGTTGTTCCTAGCCTATGTACTGAATTGCTTGTTTCATCATCTGGAACTTGTATCTCTGTTGTCTTGACATAGCTGTCTAATACCTGAGCAATATTGAAAGATGCTGCATCATTATTGTTTGGCTGAAGAGCAAGTGTTGTGAGGAGCTGACCAGCATCATTTGATATCTTCAGAGCAAATCTGTATTTGAATCCAGTGAATGCTACATCACTGACTGTAAAGATCACTGGCTGGAGTGTACTTGTCAGATCTGTTTCTGATGGTTGCTGTGAAAGAATGTATGCCATTTTTAATGTGTTCGGTTATGTGTTTATTTTTAGATGAATGATGCAACGATATTTGCAACATCTTCTGCAACAGCTGAAGCAATCGGATCAGAGTATTTCTTCAATATGTTGTTTCCAGTCTTAGATATAAAGTATGATGGTTTCAGTCCTCTCTGAAAGATTGCATTCTGTACTAAGAATCCAAATGATCTATCTGATATGAATTGTCCTTTTGCATTACGTCCCTGATATCCTTTTACTTTAAGCCATCCCATTATTGCTGACAGTGGTGGTTTCTTATTTGTAAAGCTGAATGTTTTTGTATTTGTGTTCATGAATTTGAAAGTCTCCCGACTATATTTCTTTGACACGCCATCAACACCAGAATCCACATATTGCCAATATGCTACATTTGGAGTCAGTTCAATGCTCCATTCATCTCTGTTTTGGTTTACATCCCATTCCACTTTGATTGAATTTGCCAGTGCTCCAGTTGCTTTGTGTCCTTGTCTTCTTAACATCTGGAGAGCGTTTTTCTTCCAAAGTTTAGCCACTCGCATCATAATCGCATTCGTTGTTGGTGCGTTATATGAAATATTGTCGATTGTGAGCTTAATCACTTGTATAAACGTATTTTATGACATTGGGATCAGGCAAACATCATTCGTGTTATCAACTCCGAATGTGAGCTGTGTAGACCATCCAACAAGCATATTTTCAAATCTTGCTGTGAAGGGATCAAGTGATACTGGCAATTCCATTGTACATCTGGGAATGAATTTTGTGTCATCATAAGCGTGATTATGTCCCAGAGCAATAATATCTTTCATCACATAGAACATATTGCTTAATACGTATGTTCTGGATTTGAGATCATTGGGTTGAAGTGTGGCAATTATTAATTCAATAGAAATATCTGCTTCTCCTTTGTCAATTGATGCGGTGCTTGGATTAATAAAAAGAATTGGAAAAAGACTTGCATCCATCTTTTCAACGTCCATTTCCTCTGTTGGGCCTATTACAGTGCTATTGATTTGAAAATTTTCATCTCCATATACCACAAACGCATTCAGCAATTTGTATAGCGTTGTTTCCTCTTGATTTTTAATCATCTCACTTTATTATGTCTTTGTTATTCTTAGATATAGAAAGGTCTAATTCATAGCATAAGAATGTCAATGCCTGTTCCATTTTAAGCTCTGTGACAGCGTTAATTTTTAATACATCTCCAGCTGCCAGATGATATATTGAAGCGAACCATCCCCACTTATTTGCCATTCTGTTCCCTACTCCATCCCCTCCACCAAAGATCGGCTGGAATCTTTCATAAAGATCAGACCGATATTCAAAAAAAAAGCGAGCAACGAAAATACTTTATCCATTTTCATCTCATTGAATATCTCTTGATTTTCATTCCCTGAGTATGGTTCAATCTGGTAGAAATCTTTGCTCTGTTGAGTTATCTTTCTGTAAAGGATAGAAAGTATCTGAAGCAGATTTTGATCTGTGTCAGCACATGCAGTTTCCAGATCTGCGTATTCTCCAACAGTGAGCTCTGAGAGATTAGGATGTACACCATACATCTCACCATTGAGTTCGATGATTGGAAAGAATTGATATTGTGTTTCAGCGGGATCTTCAAGTTCTTCCAATAATGCATTCACAGTTTCCATGCTTTCAATTGTCATACTTTTGACAACATCTGGTGTGATGTCACAGAGTATTGAAACCCTCTGAACTACATCTTCAGTCTGAGATAGTGTGATCCATTTGCTGACAGAAATATCTGCTATGGATGTTGGTACTGTTATTTTCATTTTTTGGGAAGGTTGGGAAGGTTTGCGGTATTTGCGGTTTTTAAGGTGGTATGAGTAAACATTGATTATGATATATAATATTTTCCTGAGTAGTTTTCCATCAGTTTATTTAAACACACATATCTGAGTGCATCAATGGCATGATCATTTCCACTTTCTGGTTGATTGATCTGCTTGCCATCTCTGTCAGTTTTCCACTTATATGATTGCATCTCCTTGATTAGATTTGTGCTTTGCTTTGTTATGTTTATTCTGTGGCGTTTCATTACGTCAATGCCCAGTCTTATGCTGTCTGGCCCTTTCTTTGCGCCCTTGATTAAAAATCCATTTCTTGAAAGCTCAGTTACCGATTTCGGCTCGGCTGAATCTGCAATAATCTCTTGGCGTTCAATTCCAAGATCTTTCATTTTTCTTATCAGATCATTATTTGTCAAGCCAGTTTCATACAAGTGTTCTTCAACATATAGATCCAGACCATCTTTGTACACCGATATGAGTGCACTGGGATCATTTGTAAATCCCCAATCTAATCCAAATGAAATGAACTGTGCTCTGTCTGGAGTTTCATCTACCTGATTGAAATGTGGAAAGATAGCTGCTATGTTTAGACCTCTTTCACCCAGTCCATATATTCTCCAATAGTTTTCATCTGTAATTTTTAAGTATTCAATTTCTTTAATCGTGTTTTCATCCAAGAATGGATTGTCCAGATATGTTGTCTGGAAGAAAGTTGCATCCTCTCTGATCATAACCTTGTCATATATCCATGAAAATACATCTGATGGGTTAAAATCCATGATCAGGATCTCTGATGTTCTCAGAATTGTCTGAGTGAAATCTTCATACGTTAATTCATTGCACTCATTCAAAAATGCAATGTGTCTTTTCCTTCCACGAATACGCTGTGGCATATCGATTGAAACAAATTCAATCATATTTCCAAAAAGAATATATTGTGAGTTTGATTTGTTGTGGTTCGCTGGAGAATACCATTCTTCTTTTTCTAATATCTGAAAGAAGTCTCTCATCACACTGGCTTTCAAACTTGGCATTGTTTTTCTGATGATGGTGATCACCCATCCAGCATTTGGATTGTTTACACACCATTCAATTAATGTCTGACATATGGAATAGGTCTTGCCAGATCTCGTTCCTCCCTGATGGATTTGGATTCGAGTATCACAGTTCTTGCAGTCATAGTATGATTTACTCTGCTTCATCCTCGCTTGTGATCCAGCTGGGTTTTTTATTTGGTTCTGAGATTGTCAGATCTTGCGTTTCTACATAGCCACGTTTCTTTCCTTTCGTCTTCAAATAGAAGATCGTACTTGGGACATTTTCCTGACTGATTAGAGAGTGCAATTTGCTCTCAGCAAAGTCAATTGCGATCTCTGCAATGTCATCTGTTTGTCTTTTGAAGTCTGGATCATCTTTCAGCCATTGATAGTATTGTGTTCTGGATACACTGGCAATTTTACACGCTTGAGTTACCACACCAAGTGATTTTTCAAGTGCCTCCATCATTGCTTTCTTTTTTAATTCCGTTTTATTCATTTGATCAGTTGCATAAATTCGTTACGTGTTTTGCTTTCATCAAAGAATTTTCCCATCATCTTGCTGGTTGTTGTTGTCACTCCATGCTTCTTCACGCCTCTCATCGCCATACAGAGGTGTTCTGCCTCCATGACGACTGCTACACCCTTTGCGTTGAGTTCGTCCATTAAACGCTCTGCAATCTGTTGTGTGATGCGTTCCTGATTCTGTAAGCGTCTGGAATATGTTTCAACTGTTCTTGCCAGTTTACTTAATCCAATAATTTCTCCATTTGGGATATATGCCACATGAGCCACTCCAAAGAAGGGAGCAATATGATGTTCACACAATGAAAAGAAAGGTATGTTTTTTTGAACGATCATATCATCAGTGCCTTCATTTTTAAAGCTGGTGTATTTGAAATCAGGAGGTGAAAGAAATTCTTTCATGAACTTCAGATACCTCTTGGGAGTTTCAACAAGTCCTTCACGCTCTGGATCTTCTTTCAAATATTGAAGAACTTTTGACAGATATTCTTCTGCTTGTTTTTCTGTTATAGTACCATCCATATTTTGTGATTTTGTACACTCAATCTCCACTCTGGATTGTCCAAACATAATTGAATGCAGTGCTGTAAGTTTTCAGAGTTGATATCCATTCCATCACTGTGTGGTGAAATACAATAGCTGTCTGCTGTAATTGTAGGGACTGGGACGCTTTGACCTTTGTGACGTACATATCTTAATTCATCAACGTGTTTAAAGTTCTTTGCAATAACATGTTCAGCTACCTTTGGAGAGATTGTGACATAATCAAGCAGATCAGTAACTGGAAACAAACCAGATGTTTCAATACACTGATAATATCCTTTGTCTTTGAACCATTTGACCACATCTTCATTTACTCTGTCAGCTGGTTCTCCACCAGTCCAGATGATGTTCATACAACCTTTTCCAAGATCTTGAATCATGTCGTGTATTTCGTCCAGAGTGTAATCTGTTCCACTGGTAAATTCTGTGTCACATCTTATGCCTTGAGCATAACAAGCGTGTTGAGCTTTGCAGCCTTGTATTCTGACAAAAGTATTCGCTGTGCCAGTTCTCAATCCTTCGCCTTGTAAGGAGTAGAAAATTTCGCTAATTGGTAGGTTCATAGATAATGTTTGAGGATTCTGTTTCTGCTAATTCAAGTC